CATTAGTGTTGAATATTAACAATAATAGTCGTGCTACATTCACTGGCTATACATTAGAGTTCACACACATTATGAGTAAGGAAGTTAAAACCTATTCAATTGATACTAGTGACCCTGCTGAGTACTTTCAAAACATTCGTTATTGTGAAATTAAACTACCGTTAAACGTTGATGACCTAAATTACTTAGGTGAGTATCAATTGAATATATATGGTCAGGATGATAATGAATTGGTCTATACTGGTATTACGATATTAGAAGGAACTGAAGTGGGTGCAGGATTTACAGAATATATCTCACCAAATGAGACTAACGAGAATTATATATACATACAAGATTAATTATGAGTGAAATAAAAAAATATCAACTATCAAGAACAAATTTTGACCGTGCTACGGTTCCTGTTTTTTCTGAAGTTTTACAACGTTACCCGTGGGTATATTACGGAGATAATAACTTACTACCTCAATACTTCATTGAGTTATACGATAATTGTGCAATACATAAAGCGGTGGTTACCTCTAAGGTAAATCAGATTATGGGTGATGGTCTTGTATCATTAAACAACCCAATGGCTACCGTTAATCTAATTAATCCATCTGAAAATGTTTCTGACGTAATGAGAAAATGTGCGTTGGACTTTATGTTATTTGGTGGATTTTCTTTACAGGTTATTAAAACAAAAGACGGTAAAGGTATTGCTGAGATTTATCATTTGGACTTCAGTAGAGTTCGTAGTGGTAAGTTAAATGATGACGATAAGATTGAAAGTTATTTCTATTCAGCACATTGGAAAGATACAAGAAAATTCCCACCTGAAGAATATCCTGCGTTTAATATGGACGATAAGAGTGATGTTCAAATCTATTACTACAAGACATACATTCCTTCAATGAGTTACTACCCTGTACCAGATTGGTCAGCAGGACAACGTTCAATGGAGATTGATATTGAAACCAAGAACTTCCATATGAACAATTTACGTTCAGGAATGGTTCCGTCACTTTTCATTAATATGAACGGTGGTATCCCTGGTGAAGAAGAACAACGTATCTTAACTCGTGCCTTGGAGGAACAATACGCAGGTTCAGATAATGCAGGTCAAGCAATCATATCCTTCAACGAAAGTAAGGAGACTGCACCTGAGATTGTACAAATACCTCGTAACGATAATGATAGTTATTATTCATCTTTAAGTGATGATATTACACGTTCAATCTTATCCGCACACCGAGTAAGTAGTGCTGAGTTATTTGGTATTGCTACAGCTGGTAAATTGGGTGCATCAAATGAGATTGTAGAACACTCAGAATATTTCCGTAAGATGGTTATTCAACCATTCCAAAATTGTATGTTACCAGTGTTTAATAAATTGGTATCTATCAAGTTTGAAAAACCTACTACATTTGAAGTTAAACCATTAAGTTTATTCTTAACTGGTGATATTAGAGAAAATCCTGTAGTGGATGATGTACCTGTAACACCCGTACAAGTAGCTGACGAACAAGAGATGTCAGTGAATGAAAATATCAAGAAATTGTCTGGCAGAGAATATCAAGGTCTATTAAGAATTGTACGTGAGTATAATAAAGAAAAAATAACAAGAGGACAGGCAGCACAAATGTTAATGGCTGGTTATGGATTAACCGAAGAACAATGTGGTGCTTGGTTGGGAGAAGAAGAATTAAACATTAATTAACGATGGGTGTATTATTAATATCAGAAACAAAATTAAAAAACTTTACCAATATCAATAAGAACGTTGATATGGATGTTCTTAAAGCTGAGGTACAAATCGCACAAGATATTGACCTTCAAACGATTTTAGGAACTAAGTTCTATAACCATTTATTATCACAAGTAAGTTCAACTGGTAATACATTCAACGCTGAGGAAACAACCTTGGTAAATGATTATATCCAACCGTACCTTATACAGACCGCATATTGGAATGCTATACCTCAGATTATGTATAGAACGATGAACAACGGTATTGTAGCAGGAACGATGGAGAACGCACAATCAGTTGATATTGCAACTATGCAGTACCTTAGAAACATTCAGAAACAACGTGCTGATTTTTATATGACACGACTTCAGGATTATCTATTGATTGGTAAAGGTGCTAATCAGTTCCCTGACTACAACACACAATCTACAAGAGATGGTATGATACCTGATAGATCTCAGAAATATATGAGTGGTATATCCCTAAAAAACACATCACGTAAAGGTTATTCAATGAAAAACATTGCTAAACAATTTACAGTGTATAGTGAATTAGAACACGAAAATCCGCCTTGCAGCGACTGCTACTAATATGACAACTGAAATACTATTATTAATATCAAACATTTTAACTGGTGTTGCAGGTTTTTTCGTAGGGAAAAGACGTAGTGACGCTGAGACAGACAATCAAGTATTGAGGAATTTAGAACTATCAATTAACTTATATAAGAAGATGATAGATGATTTGAAAGAAGAGATACACGAATTGAATAATAAGGTACAACACCTACAAAAGATGGTGGACGAACTTATGGTAGAAAATAGAAAATTAAAAAACAAAAGTACAATATAATGAAGATAGATTATTACTTACCACGACCGACTGAAGACGAATTACAATTAGGATATAAGACAGATTATTTTAAAAGGATACTTGAAATGGATTTGGATAAGAAATATAAACTAACTCAAAATGAATTAACATTTTGGATTCACCACAACTATACTGCTATATTTTTATTGAATGAAGAATTAAGTTTAACACAAGTAAAAAAACTAAATTAATATGAGTAAATTAGAAAAAATCATTAACCTAAAATTAAACAATTTTGAGGTTATTACATCTAACGAAGAAATGGAAAAGTATCCGTGGGATGAATGTATGATTGACCAAATGGAAAGATACGGTGATGAGGAAACAGCTAAGAAGATATGTGGTGCTATTAAAGCGGGTATGAAAAAATCATTTGCTGAAGGTGATAGTTTGGAGAACGCTTGTTGGCCAGGTTATGAAGCTGTAGGACTAAAAGACCTTGATGGTCGTATGGTTCCAAATTGTGTACCAATTAAAGACTAATGGAAAAAACAATTGATAAGATATTTAGATATTACCTATACTTATGTTTAGCGTGGGTAATATTCGCATTGTCATTTGACATCTATATGATTATCAAACATTTTGACGAGTTCGGTTTTAATTAAAAAGGGTCCCCATTTCTGAGGACCCTGTATAGGATAGGAAGTTATGGGGGAACCTACCCTAATCTATCGTTGGTTAGTAGTTTTTCTTTCACAAATTTACGTCAATATTATTTACCAACCAAATCTTTTTTAAAAAACTTATCCACATAAAAAAACCCTGTGGCCAAATTGCTACAGGGTTATATATATATTAAAAAAATTGGTTATAAAAGGAGGGGTGTCGTATAACAAAATAACCTTACGTAGATGGCAATCTAACAATAATCAAAATGAACCACCCCTCCTATAACAAATATAAGAAAGTAACACCACATTCCCAAATATTTGTCATTTTTTTTAAAAATTAATTTCTGTCCTAATTGTAAAACCATTTGCGTCTTGTGATATGATGGTATGACTAATCATACCTTGTTCCCACATATACTCTATCAAATTTACACGTTGTCGTCTAAGTGTATGTGTCCATTCAGTTTCATCAATGGTGTCCCTATTTCGGTTTAAACTTAGAAATACCGCTGGTCTATTATCTGTTGATAATACTTGAGGTACATCAAAATCCATTTGTTCAGCAATTAATTCATTACGTAATTGATTTGAAATATCATTTTCATCTTCTTGCTTGAAAAACTTGAATCCCATATTAATAATAAATTTGTAACCAATCCAATTGAGGATATTTTAAATTAACAACCAAATCAACCCATATGTCAATCAGTTGTTTTTTGTTGAGAGGGAATAATGACTTGATGAAGTCACAATCAAACTCATCACCCGTTTCGTTCTTTAACCATTCAATCTGTTGGATGATTAACTTTCGGTTGTCTCTTTCTAACTTGTAAGTTTTTAGTTTCATCTTATTTATTTTTTCTGTCTTTAAGTGAATCAATAATTTCTGCTGAAACAACAAGGCTTGAGTGTGGGTTAATACCCATTACTTTTTCAAACTGTTTGATGTCCTTGTTGTTCACATC